TTCTTTGAACTCTATTTTAGTGCATCCGTTTTCAATGGTTACGTAGTATTCAGTTGATGCAAGTGTTTGTTCGTTGTTATCTTTATCAAAGTACTTAATAGATTGAACGCTTTGCACGGGTGTTTTAAACATTCTAAATGTATTCCACTCGCGCGCATTGCAAGTCCATGTACTCTGTAACAATTCAAGTCCAGTGTATTTTTGTGCATAGTCTACACACGAACCTACCAACGCTTCAATGTAATCGTCTTCAACGTTGCCGTCAACACGCAGGTGTAGTTTAGCATCATCCAAGCTAACTACTTGCTGTGCGCTTCCTGCTACTAATGTAAAGTCAACTATATCAAACATTCTTTTTACGCCCTCTTTTTACTACCGCTTTTTCTACTTCGATGTGTTGTGTTTCTACTTTTGTTTCAATCTCTTCAACTGCCTTTGCATGACCGCTACCGATTAATGATAGTGCCGTGCTTTCTGAAAAATCATATACATGACCTTTCTTATATTTAGCTTCACTCGAAGCCATGTTTTTTAATATTTCTACTTTCATTTGTTACTTGTTAAAACAAACGGGGACGGGCGAACCCGCCCCCGAATGATATGAAAACAAACACACCTGATTAGGTCGCGTGGGTAAGCTTTTTAATCGCAGCTTGTGCGCCAGTTGAACCGATGTAACGTCCGTCATAGCGTTTGAACATTACGAATCCTACTTGGTAGAATTGTGCGTAACGCTCATCCAAACGAGTTAATTCAGCCGAACCGATGTCGCGGATAATGTATTTAGAAAAGTCACCAAACAACACTGATACGTTAGCTGAACCGATGTTAGCCATATCTTGGTTAACAATGTAGCGGTGTCCTAGTATAGTGTCGGGCTGTCCTTCTCTGTAAGATGCTTGCCATAATGGTTGGTCATAGTTAGTACCTATTGAAAGTTGTACGATAGCTTTCAATGTTTGGTCGTTCAACATGAATGTACCATTTGCGCGGTAAGCTGGGTCAAGTGCATACTTCAAGTTGATAAGGTCATCAAATGAAATTGCAGTTTGTGCAGCATTGGTTACGCCTGTTCCATCAGCAGCAGTTACTACACCCTGCGGTTGAGTAGTACCGTTACCTGTTGTGAAGTGTGCGTTGGTTCCGCGACCCATACGGTCAGCGTAAGCTTCAGCAATCAGCCCTTCAACAGGAATACCGCTATCTGTGAACAACTGCTTTGATACACGAATTACACCTGTTGTGTAGTTAAATGATTTCAAAGTAGTTGAAGCGAATACCATGTCAAGGTCTGTGGCTTCAGTGTTTTCTGAAAGTATTGAAGCCGAGTTAGCTGTATCGTTAACGCGAGGCCAAGGCAGGTCGTTACCTGTTGTGGTAGGTATTACGCGAGCAACATTCATTACACCGCCCCATGCTTTCATAGCCATGTCAACTTCATAGCTAAAACCTTCAGGTATCAAAAATCCACCTGCGGTTGTACTTGTTGATTGCGCACGTAATTCGTTCAATGCAGTAAGCTCTTTTCCGTTTAATGATTTTTCGCCTTCTGCCATGTACTTACGGAATACTGCTTTGCGCTCTTCTTTTTTGTCAACTTGCTCCTGTGATAAACCGCGCTCTTCGTTTTTGCCGATTTCTTTTGCATCCAATTCAGCTTTACGTTTCAAAGATTCAACAGTTTTGTTGATGCCGTCAACTTCAGCGTATAGCTTGTCGAACTTCGATTGCTCTTCGCTGTTCATCGCGCGCTTTTCGTTTGCGATTGTTTCTGAAAGAATATCCAACTCTTTCAGTGCCTGACCTCTTTTGTCAAGTAGGTCTTTGTGGTTTTGTGTACTCATTTTATTGTTATTTAATTTTTAAGATTTGCAATTTCATTTTACGGCTTTCAAACTCCCAGTCTTCCTGTGGCATTTCATCTTTAATAGATTCTGCCATTGAGCGACTTGCAACCGATGTATCATTATATGCAGGGTATGTAACTGGACTTACATCAAACAACCTTTCTACTTTCATAATTTTACGTAGGTTGGTCTGTTCACCTTTTTCCCATGATTGCTCTTTTACTATAAATGCAAAAGAACTTTGTGATATATCACCGCGTTGTATCGAGTAGTAAGTATTCATGTGGTCGGTGTTTCTTTTATCAAGTTTCACCTCATAACCTAAACCTATACCGTCTGCCCATATGCGTAGTGTGCCTGATTTTGTACGGCCTAATATCGAACTTTCATCATGGTTTAACAACGCGCGTACATCGTCCTGTAATACTTCATCAAATGCGTTTGGCATTATAACTTCACGTATGTAACCCAAGTCTGTTTCGCTGTTATATTTTGCAGCGTAGCCAGTTATAATATATTCGTCCTCTTCTTCATTATCAATAGAACGTACTTCATGTTTGCTTTCAAGTTCCGAAACAACAAAACGCCTCTCGGCATTCTCGATGTTTTTAATGTAGTCTTTTTTAATTTCCATTTGCCTTATTCATTATGTGATACTTGTTAAGTTCACGTTGTATAAATCCGATTATCTCTTTATTCTCTTCTTTTGTTTCAATACCTTTTTGCGCCATGTGAAAATCACTCACTTGTTCAATAGGTAACATTTGCAGGTTTATAAATCTTTGGTCACCGCCTTCAACATTATTTTTGCCCAACATCTTGCGTACTTCATTAATGCTGAATATCCCGTTTTGTAAACCGTCCTTCGCGTAATTCATTACAGACTGTGCATCGCCCTTTAACAATTCCGCAAAGTCATAACGTATCTCATGGCTCATGCGTTGCTCTTTCGTTAACAACTTGCACTCTTCTTCCCATTCAATTTCAGTTGAGTATTCAGTTAGTGTACCGCTTACAAACTGTATAGATTGGTGTTCTATATTGCTAAATGTAGCGCGTTCCAAGTCACCTAACATATGCAAAGGAACACCGTATATGGCTGCTATTTCGCGCACACCGTATTTGCGTGTGTCTAAAAACTGCGCTTCTTCAGGTGGTATTGTTAACCGCTCGTACTTCGCACCGCTACCTAATACGGCTGTACTTTGCGACTGCTCACCGCTAACTTGAGACTCCCAGTTTTCCTTCATCAACTTCGCTTGCTGTGGATTTAACGGTCCTGGTACTTGCAAGAATCCTGATGGTATTCCGCTATTGCCAAAGAACTTTGCACCATAACTTTCACTCGCTATTGTAACGCCCAATGTTTCAGCGTGTAATGCTATTGGTGATTTACCTTCATATCCATTTGTTGATATGTTTTTTAAGTGTATCAACTCATAAGGTTGCAATATTGTTGGTATTTCAGGATAGCGTGTATCTGTATTTTGATAGTATAATTTACCGCTTTGAAAACGTGGCTTAACTGCCCAAGGATATAACACGGTTAAACCTTCAGGTTCGTTATATCTGTTGCGGTGAATGTATGCGTATGCGTTTCCCCACAGTAACCTGTAAGTCAACATCAACTTATCGTAATTGAATTTATTATATAATTCAGTTGGCTGTTCACTTAATATAAAATATAGCGGATTGCCTTTATCATGTATCAAGTTACCTTCAGCATCTTCCATATAAAGATACTTTGGCGACTTCGCAATAGCTGTTGATATAATACGCACGCAAGCATCAACGGCTGCAAGCCTTAACGCCCTTTCTTCGTTTACGTGTTCACCTGATTTTGTTTGATTGCCGAATACATTATACATCCAACTCGCAGGATTTGCAAGTGTAGAACGCTTTAATAGTTGTATCGGGTTGCGTAATTTTATTAGCACGATACAAATTTATATCGTACTTTCAAAGTAGATTGTAAACAATGTTACAAATAAATTTAACTACTTTTTTTCTGTTCTGATAATACGGTTTTTCACCTGTACAAAACTTTCATAATCTGAATACCTCGACTTGCCAGTGTGAGCTATCAGTATGTTTTCAATTTTCTCATAAGCCTTTTGCGAGGTCAAACCTTCGCGCATTATCTCATAATACATTTCAATAAAATAACGTGGGTCGCGGTCTAATAGTTTAAAGATTGTTTCTGTTTTCATAATAAATATACTTGTTCGCCTTCGGCTGTTACTACTAAATACCTTGCAATAGCCATTACAGATGCTACTGGACCGTCAACCTTTTGCGTGGATTTATCTTTTGCTATCTTTACGTTTTCGTTTGCATCGCTAAACAATACAACATTTTTCATCTGCCAACGCATTACGGGTGAATTGTTATGGTATAATTTTCCGCTAATTATTCTTTTTTCAAAGTCTTTTGTCGGGTAACTCATAGCTGCTATACCCTGTGAGTGCGCCTCCATTATAACTCCATCGTTGCGCAGTTCACCTACTAATTGGTCGGAGTTCCACCTGTCATAACCTATTGAATGAATCCACCAACCTTTATCTAATAAGTCTTTTATTGTTTTTCTAATATAACTGTAATCGGTTCGCTTACCTAAATTGCCATCAGTAAATGTTAACCATCCGTCTTTTGCCCACTGCTTATAGGGTACTTTAACTTCATATTCTTTTTCTTTTGCTGTTTCTTTTGGTATATAAAAAAATGGATATATAATCTGCTTACCGTTTACATCAGGAAAATAAAACACAAGTGCGGTTGTATCGGATGTACTTGCTAAATCTAAACCACCATAACATTCATACCCAGCCAACTCTTCAATACTTATATCTATACCTTGTTCTACCCAAGTTGAATCTGGTATCCATACTGTCGGTGCATCAACCCACATATTCATATTCTTTGTAAGGAATGCTACCTGCTTTGTCGGCCTGTTAATAGCATCAACCATTTGTGAACGTAAAAATTCACGCTTCACTGACACGTCTAAATTAGGGTTTGATTTTATCCAGTTGTTTTCATCCTGCCAATCGTCACCTGCATCGAGTGAATATATGACAGCAAATAAACTTTCATCTGTTAATTCACCGCTTAATATTTTTTCGCATGACTTTCTAAACTCATAACATGGACTTAATAGGTTAAAGCCTGCCGTTGTAATAATAGACAATAGCGGTTGTTTGCGCGCTGCCATACCCGATTCGATAACGTCAAGTAAGCTGTTTGTTTCATGCGCATGATACTCGTCTATAATACCCAAGTGTATATCCAATCCATCCTGACTTTTGCTATCGCGCCCGAGTGCTTTCATGTAGCTGTTTGTTATCGGTGTTAATATCCTGTGCGCTTCATTTCGCAACTCATACACCCTGAAGTATTCAGCATCGGGCGGGTTTACTAATGGTGAACACTGAAGTATTTTAGCGGTGTCATTTACAACTATTCGTGCCTGTTCTTCCTTTGTCGCAGCTGTGATTATTTGCGCGCCCTCTTCACCATCAATAGCCATAAAGCCAATAGATAAACCTGCCATTAATGTAGTCTTTGCGTTTTTTCGAGCCATCTCCATGTACGCTTTTTTGAACCTGCGAAGGTGTGTGCGCTTATGTTTCCATCCAATTATTGAACCGATTATAAACTTTTGCCATAGTTCAAGTTTGAATGTTTGTCCGCTCCATTCGCCCTTCCATAGGTTTAACATTTCAAACATAGCAAACCAACGCTCGCACTCCGATTCATCAAAGTAGTATTCAAAGTCTTTGCGCTGCAAGTCTTTTAAGTGCCGTTCACACGCTTGTTTTACCAACGTGCCAGCAACTATTTTACCACTTAATACAAGGTCGCAATATCGTTTTACTTCGCTCATTTTAATACTTCAATTTCACATTTATTTTCATCTTCAAGCATACGCTCTAGTTCATCCCACCAATGGAAAGCTGTTATATCAGGGCATTCCACTACGTGTGTTTTTCCGTAATTAAAAGGATTATAAATAATAGTATCACCTGTGCATATCTCAACATTGTTTTTATCAAACATATTCATTGATATGCGTTTATGTTTAAGTTCGTTTATGCTTATCATTTTTTTATCAAACTCATTATTCCCGTTGGTTGTTTTTGTTTTGGATTTGCCGAAATACTTGTCCTACTTGCAGGTGTAAATCCGAATTTATCCGCTATTTTCATCGCGTTTTGTAGTGACCTTTGCGCCATGCTTTCAAGTGGGTTTGGTATCGGGTAGCCTGTCTTTGTCTTTATCACCCTGCCTTGCTGCTTTAATATAATTTCGTACTCGATGTATTTACCGTATTCATTGCAGTAATTATACAGCATTGTTTTGTCAAACTCTGTAAACAGGTTGTAGTCAATTAGCATCGGAACTATTCGCTCCCACTCTTCAAGTCCCCACTGATTCAAATGATGTGGGGCAATCGGTGTATTTCGCATTGGTTCGGGTGTAAATTCATTCTCAATCGCACGGTCTTTTCTGTACGTTCCTTCAAGTTTTTTGATAGCTGTTGGCTTTTTTTTAGCTGGCACTGTGTATTATTTATTATACAAATATATTAAATCCCCTTCATTTTAAACCGCCATGCACTAAAGTTGATTACCCTGCGGTTACAAAGCATTGCTATTCAGGTATTTTTGCCGTACCCGTTTGATTTTTATTAAGCCTGCCTGCCTTTCCAGCTTTCCTTATGTTGCTCCATGCGGATATGTGTAGTACATAGGATATGGTTAGTGATAGTGCGTTTAACCCTGCGTATGCTATTATAATGTTTGGGTCTTGAAAGTTAGTAAGCATTGGTGCTGTTACTATTGGTATAATAAGTGGTAGTGTAAGTGCTGTTGTTGCCTGCCTACCCGCTTTGATTAATAATGAATCTTGTTGTGTGGTTTGTGCGTGTGTGCTTAATCCTATAAGCAATAACACTGTAATGATTGTTTGTTTCATTTTGTTTTTATGTTTTTTCTTTTGCTGACTTACTATTGTGGCATGAGGTGCATAGTGTTTGTAAGTTATCTAGTGAAAGCTTATCCCCACCTATGCGTATGGGTATAATGTGGTCTACTACCGTGCCGAGTGTTGTTTTGTTTTGCCGTTCACATTCAGCACATAATGGATATTCACGTATGTATGTGTTGCGTAAGTTGCGCCACTGCATACTGTGATAGAACTTATTGTTTGAGTAAGTTCCTTTTGTTTTAGTTATCCAAGGTAGTTTGCTCATTTGAATCCAAATATATCAAAAAGGTTTTTCAAGTTTTCATCAGGCAAAGCTTCGACCTTATGGAATATTATGCTGTCCTTTATTGCACGTATAGCATCCTCACGTGATTTAGCTTTTATAGTTGTTTTCATTTTCTTGCCAAACAACTCGAAGTATAGTGTGTATGCTTTCATTTATATATTCCTATTTGCTCGTTAAACCAAAGCCTAACACCTATTCGTTCATCGTTTGTGAGTTTAGTTTTAT